GAAACGTATTTTTCTAACAACTCGTGTTGTATCTCAGTTGCACCTCTGGGTTTCATTAATCCTTCGTTTCTACACCCATTGAAACTTTTGTAACCTTTATTTCAAGGTCTTGTCTAAAATCATCTTCAGTAGTATCGGTATTGGGATTAGCAACATCAGCATCGAACTCAGCTTTGTCAGCATATACTTTTAACGTTCTTTTATGTTTAATAATTTCTTTAGCTTCTGCAGGTATTTTTATAACTTTATCTGTCATTGTGGTCTGCCTTGTCTGTTGTAAGGTTTATAATCTCTTTTTTCATTTTTTGAAAGGTTTTTTTTATGTACTCTAGGACGTTTTTTAGGTTTTGCCCTAGGTACAAAATGTGTAAATTTTTGTTTAGCCATTTTCTTGTGATCTATCTATAAGTGCATAACTTATTGTACCAGTTATCTGATTTGCTGATCCTGCTTGTATTTTAAGAACATCGGAAGCTTCAAGTGCAATTGTATCGCTAACCATATTAGCAAAATTTTTGTTCAATTGTTTGTGGCTTATTTCAACATCAGATCCCCCAGATTTTTGTAAAAATAAATCTACATCAACGTTACTTGCTGTTCCATGACTTGCTTGGACATTTTTTACCAGACAGGTAGCGTCACTAGGGCAAGTCAAGATAGTTGTCTTGTTAGTTGTAGTTAAATTAAATGTTTCACTTTTATATCTAATTGTCATGACATAAAATAATTAAACGCATCTTGTTCGTTTTTCAAGTCTGTTTGATAGGATGTATTTAATTGATTCTCCACTGTAGATATTGCTTGGTTAATTTGCCTAAAACCTTCTTCACTATATTCTTTAGGAGGTTCAGGTACGTATACATTTATCTTAGCCATTATCCTTTTCTTCCTCTTCCTGCTGCTCCTGCTGGATCAATACTTTCTTGATTAGCGGCTGAAATACCAACTGATCTTGATGCAGAGGTGCTTGCTGGCATTTGTCCCATACCTCTATCATCGGATGTTCTTTGACTGCTGGTTCTTGCGTCTATTTGTTTTTGCAATCCTCTAGCTTGAGCCATGTTTCTAGCGGCTGCGTCTATTCTACCTTGTGCACCACCATATCTTTGCATATCTAAATAGTCAGCCAAAGAAGTAGCTTGTCCAAAATCTGAACCTCTTATTTTTTGATTTAAACTTTGTAAACCACCACCCATAATTAAATTAGAACCTGGAATCATAAACCCTACAGCTGTCCTTAGTAAATTACCAATTCCTTTTTGTTGTTTTTTATTATCTAAATTTTTTTGAAAATTTAATTTTTTTTCTGCTAAAGTCATAGGTTGTAAATTAGATGTAGACTCTCCGTAAGTTGGTGGATTTAACATTTCATTATATAATGGAGCTAATCCTTGCTGCACATTTGTAACCAAAGGTTCATTTACACGTGCATTATTATAATACAATTCTTCGTTTGTAGGTAATATCATCTTCTTCCATCCGCATTTACATCAGCTCTAAATGTTCCAAATCTCCATGTTTCGTCAACAGCTGTATTTTCTACTTTTAAATTTGCTAAACGTCCTCTAGCTCTTGTATCAATTTTTTGTGTGCTTGAGTTTATAGTAAATGGACCTAATTGTGAAGATGCGCTTGTATCTATAGGAAAATTTTTTAGTCCAATAGTTACTACTGCATTACCTTGTAAATTTTTAAAATCAGGTAAAAAACGACTTATTCTCATTAAAAATTGACCATCACCTTCTTGTTGTATATCAAAATCTCCTGATTGTATAAAAGCAGCTATGGGTGTTTCGTTTCCATTTAAATCAACTCTGTTAAAACCTACTTCATGTGCAAAATATAAAGATGCTCCAAAAGTATTTGTTGCTCCGCTTAAAGTTGTTAAAGAAGGAGTTGCTGTAGTAGTATATTCAGTTGCGTAAGGAACTGAATATGTATTGGCATCTGCATACGAACTTCTTGCAAGAGTCATTACAGACCAAGTATTTTCAACATAATTATAAACAACAGTTCTATTATTTTGAGTTGCTGCATTTCCTACTGGAGTTCCTGCTGGGTAAAACCAAATTATTTCGTTAAATAAAGAATTATGAGACGCATAAATAATTTCATTAGAAGAATAGTTAATGCCTATATTTGAACCAGTAGTTGTAAACACAAAATCTTCAACCAATGATGGTAATAATTTTACTGTTCCATCAAATACAAAAAAACCTCCACCTGACCCCATCCAATAAACTGATCCATCCGCATATACAACAGCGTGTTGACCAATACAACCACAGTTTGAACCAACTTGTCTTATAGAAAAAGTAAATGGTGGACCAACAAACTGCATTATGTAAGCCGCAGTATCTGTTAAAATTAAATTATAGTCTTTACCAGAAACAGCAGCTACAATTTTATTACCTGTATCAAGTCTAAAAGTTCCTGCAGTGTTTACAGAAGTTGGTTGGTAAACACTAAAATTTTCTTGATCACTAAACCTAATAAACATTGGGTCTTGTGTTGTTGTATCACCTATTGTTGTTTCTGTTCCAAAATGAACAACGTGCCTATCTCTATCTGAGGTAATAGTTAATCTTGTTGATGTAGGAGCACCAGTCATAACTGTTGCTCTAACGGTTAAAGGATTTGATGCTCCTGGATTCCAAGTAAATGTTTTACCATCTTTTACTGTGGCAATTAATTGTTGTCCAAAATTATCTAATGACCATGATCCAGGATCTAAAATTACTTGTGTTGCTGTACTTCCTATTCCCCAAGCTACTGTTCCCCATGTGCTTGTGCCCCAACCATATCCATATGTTTGAATTGTTGGACCTATTTCTTCATAAGGATTAATAGTAGCACTGCCTGCTGTAGACATTCCAGTCCCAGTTTCATTTGTTTTCATTTGTATAGTAAATGTATTGTTGTTTGGAACTGTTAAAATTTCAAAAGTAAAATCTGTAAAGTTAGCTGTTGTAAAACCAGTCGCACCACCACCTGGTAACGATACAGACGTAAAAGTAATATATTCTCCAACATCTAAACCGTGACTTGTTTTTGTCACTGTGACTGTATTTGAATTTTGTGTGGATGTAAAAGTTGCTCCTGTTATTGCAGTTGCAAGAGGAGTAATATCATAAAATTTATCTTCATAATAAATATACAATGCTTTTGATGTTCCTAATGCTGCATATCTATTTCCTTCAAGATCTGTCCAAGTATGTTGAGCACGTGTTGGTCCTGATATTGTATTAGTGCCTATAGCTTGAAAACCACCAATTTTTTCTGGTTGTCCGTATCTAAACCTTACAAAATCACCATCAATCCATTGGCCTTCTGCACCTGAAGGTGTGTCTGATTTATTCAACCCTGGTCTTATTTGTACGTTTGTTAAAGGCATAATCTATTTTACATTATTTTATAGCTTCTTCCAAGTCGCAGGAGACGGTATATTATGTTCTGATTTAACACCCTCTTTCATAGTTACCATTATGTCACCAGATATTGATATACGTGGTTTATTTTTTGTATTCTTTGCTGTTTCATGAAACATCATAGATGGAAATATAATTACATTCCCGGTCTCTGCTGGATATTCTGCATTACCATAATTGTTTTGACTCCACTCTGTAAAATATGGATTTCTCTTAGGGATGTTTAAACCTACTTTGTGTGCATCATCATCAAATAAAAAAAGATTACCCTGTTCAAAAGCTTGTGGGTAATATACAAAACTAAAATGGCTACTCATATGCCTATGGTAAGATATAAATTGATCTTTAACAGATAAAGTTGCCCAAGATTTTGTAATATAAGTTTCAAATAATTCTAAATTATATTTTTGTGCAGACAAACATTCTTTTATTATTTTTGATAATTCAACATACAATTCTTCAAATCTATTGTCTTTGTGTAGATTATCATCAATAGATTGTAGTTCTTTTGGTTTTATATCCGTTGTCCGTGAATATTGAGAATTGGTTGGAGTAATATCTTTTAATATAATAGGAACTATTTTTTTATTTATTTCCTCAAAGTTTTCTAACTTTGTAATATAAATAGGATAGCCAAACCAATTAGATAGGTTAGCCATTTAAAGTACCTTTAGAATCAAACCAAATATAACTGTTAATTTTTGATAGCACATTTTCCATATCTTTATTTTTTACCACATATACAAGAGTTTCGGTACAAAAATTTTTAATCGCTTCATACCTGTGATGACCATCTATTAAAATATTATTGTTTACAACTAAAGGACATAATAAGCCGTTAAGTTTAATATCAATTTCAAGTTGATCAATTAATTCTTGGTTGTTGTTAGACTGGTTAGGTTTGATGTCTTTTAATTTATAACGTGCAATTAAAGAATTTAATATTATCTTTTTAGGTTTTAAAAACAACTAAATTACTCTAATAAATCTATAAATAATTTGACCAGATCCACCATTAGAAGAAGTAGCGCCTCCTCCTGCATTTGATGAACCTCCACCACCTCCAGATCCTCTTGTACCATCAGACAAATTAGGAAGTCCACTTCCTCCAGCTATATTACCATCAAAAGAAGGACCTCCATCTCCTCCAGTAATTGCACAGTTATCTCCACCACAGTTTCCTTTCAATGTACCATTAGCTCCGTTTCCAGAACTATTAAA